ACACGATGGCGAACAGCACGCCAGGGCTCACCACGCTCATTCTGCGGAAGTCGTTTCCCGAACTGGAGATGACGCACATCCAGCGGGCGCAGCGGGAGGTCGGGCAGTTCGGGGCGGAATACATCGCCTCCAAGTACGAGATTCGGTATGGGAACGGGTCAGTGACAAAGTTCGGGCATTGTCAGACGATGGAGGATACGAGCAAGTATCTGTCCTCGGAATGGGACCTGATGAGCCGGGACGAGTTGGTGACATTCTCTTTGCAAGAGTTTTCGCTCCTGAACTCGGCCAACCGGACGACCAAGCCGGGGATGAAGGCGCAGACGGCGGATGGGACCAACCCCGGCGGGCCGCAGGCGGCTTGGGTGCAGCAGTGGTTCATCACCAAGGACGTGGACAAAAAGGAATATCCGAGCTACAACCCCGCCGAATACCACTTCATTCCCTCCCTGCTGGACGACAACCCCTATCTGGACAAGGACTATGAGGCGACCCTATTGGACCTGCCGCCGGTCCTGCGGGAAGCGTATCGGTATGGGCGGTGGGACATCTGGCCGGGGCAGTACTTTCAGGAGTGGAACCGGGACCGGCACGTGGTGGATTGGCCTGGGTTCGATCCGCGCGGGCTGAAGGTGCTGTGCGGGATTGACTGGGGGTACGTGGCGCCGGGCGCGGCGCTGTGGGCGGCGGTGACGAACGACCACAAGCTGTACCTGTTTGACGAATACACGTTCCAGGGGACCGTGGCATCGGACGTGGCGCGCGAGATTTACCGGCGGTCGCGGGATTGGGGCATCAAGCCCCTGTATGTCGGGGATACGCAGATGTGGGGGCCGCAGTCGGACACCGGGGAGTCGATTGCCGAGACGTTCGGGCGGTTCGGGGTCAGCATGGTGCAGGCCAATAAGGACCGCAAGAACGGATGGCAGCGCGTCCGCGCGTATCTCAGGGATGCGCCAGATGGGAAGCCGTGGATGACGGTCCACCCGACCTGCGAGAAGCTGATTCGGACCCTGCCGGCGTTGCAGCAGGACGAGCATGACCCCGAAGATGTCGATTCCGAGGGGCCGGATCATTGGTCGGATGCCCTAAGATATCTCTGTATGGCACGCCCGATGCCGGGACAGAAGGGGTCGGTGCGGAACGTGGTGGTGAACTCGGTCGCGTGGTTGCTAAACCAAGAGTCGAAGAAGGAGCGGCGCGGGCTGCTGCGGTCACGCTAGACCTCCTTGACAAATCGTGGTCCCCGCGTATAGTAGGCACCGAGAGCGTGGAGAAAGCATAGGAGCATCATGGCCCTGCCACTGACGGACACCCTGAAATCGGAGTGGATGAAGCGGATTCGCCCGGCCGAGGACAAGAACCGCAAGTACAAGCCGTGGTGGGACTCCAATCTGGAGAACTATGCCCCCGGTCCCGACAAGAGCCCGAAGGCGTGGGGCGGCGAAGTCAACACCAACCGCGACTTTACCCTCGTCCATCAGAAGATCCCCCAACTGTTCTACCAGTCCCCGGAGGTATCCGCCAAGTCGTCCCCGCTGATGCAGGGGGACCAGGCCGAGGCGCTGGTGCAGACGACGCAGGACATTCTGAACGCCAAGCTCGGCCCGGCCCCGGACGGCGTGGACGCCAAGCGACTGATTCCGCGCGTGCTGTTCGATCTGGTCTGTGTGGCCGGGTGGGGCGTGACCAAGATGGGCTACGAGTCAACGACCGTGGAGGTCGAGACGGACGCCCCGATCTTGGACCCGACCGGACAGCCGATGTCCGACCCCATGACGGGCGCCCCGCTGACACAGAAGGTCAAGGCCCCGGTCCCGATTCACGAAGACATCTTCTGGAAACACGTCAACTATGATGACCTGCTCGTGCCGGGGGATTACGAGTCCACCGATTACGATGCGGCGCCGTGGTTGGCGATCAAGTTCCGCATGCCGCTGCGGGTGGCGAAACGGCAATTCGACATTCCCGAGGACTTTGAACCCAAACCCAAACAGGATGCGGAGGAGGCTCCGGTAATCGGTGAGAGTGGGGACCGCGCGAGTCGAGAGGTGGAAGGGTATGAGATCTGGTATCGTGCGGCCCTGTATGACGACGACGTGCGCCACCCGTTGCGGCTGCGGAATCTCGTGATCCTGGAGGGCGTGGAGCGGCCGGTCAAGCACGAAGATTCGCCCTACCAGACCCTCGACGTGAACACGGGCCGGCTTACCGCGGACTCGATGGTCGGCTACCCGATTCATGTGCTGACGGTGCGGGACCTGTCGAAGTCCGCGCATATCCAGTCCGACTGCTCGATCTCCCGCCCCCAGGTCAACGAACTGAACCGCTACCGGGTGCAGCAGATCAAGCAGCGGGACACGAACATCCCGATTCGCGTCTACAACACCGATGTCGTGCCCGTGGAGACGGCGGAAGCCATCAAGAGCGGCGACATTGGGGCGATGATCGGGTTGCCGGCGGAAGCCTTCGCGCAGCAGCGTGGGCCGGTGGAGCAGATTGCCCCGGCTACCTACCCGCGCGAGAACATGACGTTTGAGGACAAGCAGGACAACGACATCGCCCGCACCCACGCGATTGACGCCAATCAGTCGGGAACCCAGAACAACACGGTGCGGACGGCGACGGAGTTGCAGATTGTCCAGACGGCCACCAACGTGCGCCTTGACCATGAGCGGAGCCTGGTGTTGGATTGGTTCATCAAGGGCTGCGCGAAGTACTGCACACTGTTGCAGCGGTTCCTGACGGTGGAACAGGCGGCGACCTATGTTGGGCAGCAGCGGGCCGAGGTCTGGATAAACGGCGTGCCGGATAGCACGGATCCACAGACGGGCCAGCCGGTGCCGGGGTTCCCTGGAATCCGCGAGATTCCGGTGCCGCTCGCGTTTCAGGCCAAGCCCGACAGCACGATTCGCACCGATGCGGCGCAGGACAAGAAAGCGGCGATGGACGACTACCAGTACTTCGCCAACGATCCGTATGTGAACCGACAGGAATTGCTGAAGGCGGTGCTGCGGAAGCGTGGCTATACCCCGGAGGCAATTGTGGTGCAGCCGCCCCCGCCGGAGCCCGAGAAGCCGAAGATCAGTTTTGCCTTCAAGGGGGAGGATGTGGTGGGACCGCAGGCCCCGATTGTGCTGGAGTTGCTGGCGCAGACGGGCATCCAGATTTCGCCCGAGGCGATTCAGCAGGCGCAGGCCGCAATGGGCGACCTCGAAGCGCAGATGCAGCAGCAGGCCGCACAGGAACAGGCGGCGGCGGCAGCGCAGAGTGGCGCGGGCGAGGAGATGGCCGCGGCGGACCATCAGCGTCAGATGGAACAGCAGTTCATGAAGGGGCTGGTGAAGGTGTTGCCGCATGGCGGGAAGGTGGCGGGGGTGGAACCGCTGTCGAAGCACGCGGTAGACCAGACGGGTGGCATGCAGGGCACGGGGATGGCAGCGCCAGGTGGACCGGGGGGGATGTGACAACACTGATCGCAGAGGTGGCGTCGGGGCACGGCGGCGACATGGCCGTGGCTGATAATCTGATTGGCGATGCGGCAGAGGCCGGCGCAGATTACGTGAAGTTTCAGTCCTACCAGACCTTCCATCTGTCGCAGGACGATCCGCAATACGACTGGCTCCAGAAGGCCGAACTCTCCGACGCCGACCACCGGCATCTCATCGCCACCTGTAGGGCGCGCAGGGTGGGCTTTCTGACCACCGTGTTCCATGAGGACCGGGTGGACTTCCTGGCCTCGTTGCATCTCCCCGCCATCAAGATTGGGAGTGGTGAGGCAATGCGGGTGCCGCTCCTGCGGGAAGTCGCCAAACACCCGTGGACGGTCTACCTCTCCACCGGACTCTGCACGATGGATGAATTGGACGAGGCCAACGACATCCTGGGCGACCGGGATGTGGTCTACCTGCATTGCGTCTCCAAGTATCCCGCCTACCCGTCAGACTGCAACATGGGGCGGATGGCCTACCTGCGGGACCGTTATGCCCGTCCTGTGGGCTACTCGGACCATACGGTTGGCGTGGCTGCGGCGCAACATGCCATCTCGCTCGGAGCGCGGGCGGTGGAGGTGCATGTCCGGTCAGACCTGCGGTCGCAGATGTGGGACAAGAGCCTGTCTGACGTTTCCAGCCTGGACATTCATCGACTGGTGGTGGAGAAGATGATGCTGGTACACGCGATGGGGTGGCGGGAGAACGAGCCGCGCCCGTATGTCGGACGGTGGGCGCATGGATTCTAGAGATCACCTCTACGACCGACTGTTCCGGCCCGATGCGGTCCCCGAGCCATTCCGCCACCTGTGCGACGATGACAAGGCGCGTGTCCACAAGATTGCGTCCTTCCGGTGGATGGGCACCGTGTTAGATGCCGGCTGCGGAGATGGCACTCTGTTGGCTCAGACGTGGGCCAAGTCCTCGCGGATGACCGATGGACTCGGCATCGAGATTGATCCTACCTCTCTGGCAGAGGCCAAGTCCTTCTGGCCCAAGGCCCCGATTCAGTGGGTCCAGCATGACCTGTCGAAGCCGTGGCCGATTGGGGCTGAGAGCTGTCAGGGGGCGCTGTGCTGCGAGGTCTTGGAACATGTGGATGCCAAGACCGGCACCTTCATCCTGCAGAACATCCGGCGCGTCCTGCGGCCCAAGAGCCTGGTCTGTGTTACCGTGCCCAACCGGGAACCGGCTACTCACTACGTTGAGCAAAATCGCTCACGGTGGGACTGGCCGACGCATGTTCGGACTTTAATCCTGCCGGATCTATTAAAACAATTGAGGCCGCACTTTAAGAACCTGAAGGCGCATGGGCTGTATCCGGGGGATGCGGTGAACCGAGGTATCTGGCTGATTGTGACGGGGCGGACCTAGCATGAGGACGATTACCCTGCCACGGTCGATATACTCCTCAGAATACAAGGGGGGAGCCTACATAGAAGTGGCTGTCGCGGTGGATTGGCCGGAACTGCAACTCACCGACGATCAAGTGTTTGAGAACGCAATGGCGCGGGCGCTTGACCAGCCCACACCACACAAAGAACCCATCATCTACGTGAAGGTTCCCGTTGCACGCCCGTAAACGTATCGCCGTCGTCGTCACCGCCCGCCCGTCCTATGCCCGCATCACAACGGCCCTGGAAGCCCTGTATCTGCGAGGCGACGTGGACGTGTCGCTCATCATGGCGGCGTCCTCCCTGCTAGAACGGTATGGGCGCGTCTCGGACTATGTGCCGTTTCCGATTCATGCCCGTGTCTATTCCACTTTAGAGGGCGCGAACCACGAGACATCCGCCATTGAGACGGGGTTGCTTGAGGTCCAACTGGCGTCTCAGTTGTCGCATTTGCGCCCAGACATGGTAGTTACGATTGCCGACCGGCACGAAACCCTTGCCACGGCGGTGGCCGCCAGCTACCAGAACATCCCTCTCGCCCATCTTCAGGGCGGGGAGGATACGGGCAGCATTGATGACCGGGTGAGAAACGCCGTCTCCATGCTCGCGGACCTTCATCTGCCGGCCACCGACATGGCGGCCTGGAAGCTCGCTAATATGGGTGTACGGGGACGTATTTGCAAGACCGGCTGCCCCTCGGTGGACCTGGCGCTGCGAGCCAAGAGCCTCCCGCCCATCACCACCATTCCACATGGGGTGGGGCCACAAATTGACTTCTCGGGCCGGTTCCTGATGGTCCTCTACCACCCGGACACCCGAGAAGACCCCACGGGGCATATTGGGGCGATTCTCCGAGCCTGTGGGCGGCACAATCTCCCGATTGCCCTGTTCTGGCCGGGAGAGGATGCAGGGCAGGAAATCATCGCCAAAGAAATACGCGTACTTAACCCCCACGTCCCATTTCAGGTATTTAAGCACCTGCCCGCACCGGAGTTTCTGAAGCTCTGTGATCAGGCCGTGGCGTTGGTGGGAAACTCCTCGGTGGGGATTCGGGAGTGCGCGTTTCTGGGCACGCCCGTGGTGAACGTGGGCTTGCGGCAGGAAGGACGCGAGCGGGCCAGTAACGTGGTGGATGTCCCGGTCAATGAGGCCGAGATTGCGTATGCGATTCAGCAGCAGATTGACCACGGCACCTACGAACGGTGCTTCCTCTATGGAGATGGACACGCGGGAGAACTGGTCGCGGCAGCGTTGATGGAGGTGGCATGATCTACGCCCTTATTCCGGCGAGGGTCGGCAGCAAGGGGGTGCCCAACAAGAACTGGAAACCCCTGAATGGCAAGTCCTGTGTGCAGCGGGCCGTGGAGTGCGCTCAAGCCGCCGGAATAAGCCACATCTGGATCAGCACGGATCATCCACGAATTAGACCGAAGTGGGCCTCCGGCGTTAGGTGGCGAATCGTGGGAGCCCCAATCCATCAGGCCACGACCACGATGGTAGAAGTCATTACAGATTGGGAGCGCCGGGCGAGAATCACAGAAGACGATTATGTGGTACTGCTTCAGCCGAGCAGCCCGCTTCGTTCTGTGGACCTTGTGGACAGGTGCGCCAAAATGCTCATGCAGTGGTCTGATGGCATAGAACCAGTTCTGAGCATGGAGCCGGTTCCGATAAAATGGCACGCCCAATATCAGTACACCCGTGTTCCAGATGTCAGACCCGTGGTGGAAAATGGTCCCCCTTCGGTGAGACAGTTGTTGCATCAGACGGTAAGACCAAGCGGCGCTGTATATGCCTGGAAGGGGAAGATATGGGAATCGTGGCTTTATAGCCCGCATGTCATCATAGACGACCATCCCCTCTCCATTGACACCCCCGATGATTGGGACGAAGCCGAGCGTCAACTGATTGCCATCGAGGGGGACCGCCGTGGTCTGTGAGAAGTGCGGCAAGGACTTGTTGGTCGGGGAGTGGCCTTTCTGTCCCCACGGCATTGGTTACAGTAATGTTATTGGGGATGATATACCGGGAGGCGAAACGGTCGAGAACATGGGCCATGAACCCGTGACCTACTACTCCAAATCTGAGCGTAAGCGACTCATGGCTGCACATGGGGTGGAGGAGTTTGTGCGCCACCAGCCCACCAAGGGCAGCGACAAGTCCCCCATTACGACCGACTGGTCAAAGGGGTCGATGGACCCGCAAACCCTCGAAAACGCCCGTATTCTCTCAGAACGGCAGGGCGGTTCGGCCAAAGACCCTAATCCAGGCCCGCCCAAGTCATTCCGTTGGACCGTAGAGGACTACACCCCATGAGACAACAATCTGGCTTTCACATGATAGAGGAGAAGTTGCGCGAATCCACAGAGGCCATGACTCGTGACCTCAACAGGATTCGTTATTTAGATGGGATCGGTTCCCTTGGGGGTAGCACATTTCCCCCCAAAAGGGCCTTCGGGTCTAGAAAGGCCAATGTAATCTTCTACCTGCGTACCCTGTGGAATGCCCTGTTGGGCCGAATCGACAGTTACAATCAGGACGATTATTAGGAACCACACCCCATGATTATCCATCCCAATGGCGCCCCGGCCACCCAGCGCCAGATCAGCATGAACGCCAAGCAGGTTCGCGCCCTGATGGACGTGGAACCCGTTCTCAAGCAGTTGGGCCTCTCTCTCTACTGCGAGAACTGCTATAATCTGGGCCTCCGCGATGGCGTCTCGGGAGACTTTAATGCGGAGCGTGGGCTCACCGTGGTAGAATGCGGCTGCACCCGTAGGGTTCACTATGTCTCGTAAGGGACCCACAGCTTGCCGGTGCAAGCTGCCCTGTCCGCTGACACGACCCTCGGGCACGGTGGTCTGCGTGACATGCGGACTCCGCATCGTCGCCCCTCCACCCCGGAAACCACCTAGACCATAAACTAGGCCGACGCTGCGGCGTGACAGCGGTACGAAACACGACTTTATGGCGCCAAGTGCTTTGCGACAGTAAGCACTTTGAGGTGGCAAGGTATGGACGAGACGAGCGGCGGCATCGTGGCAGAGGAATCTGCCGGTGCGGATTCGCCACCCGCATCAACCCCTGAGACGTTCGAGCAGGCGCTTGAGTCAGCGGAACGGACTCCGAACAGTCAGCCAGGGTCAGACGCAACACCTCCTGAGCGTGAGCCGTTTATCCCGCGTGCGCGGTTTGATGAAGTCAACCAGCGTATGCAGGCCGCCGAACGGCAGTATCAGGACGTGCAGCAGCGGTACGGTCGAGTCCTGACTCAGGATCCACAGGCCTTGGAACGGGCGCTGTGGGTCTATCAGCAACTCGCCGCCGATCCTGTGGCCGGGGCCACGCAGCTTCTACAGGAGTTGCACGGGCATCCACAGTTCGGGCCGCGCGTGGCGAGTGAAGCCGCTCGGATCCTGGCCTCGATGCGGGGACAGCAACCCGACGACGAGGAGCCGCAGCCGAACCTGCGAGCCGAAGATGGCAGCATGGTATTCTCTGCGGACCAGCAGCGTAAATGGTACGCCTGGCAGGACCGACAGCGTGAAGCGGCGCTGTCGCAGCGACTCGCCCCGTTTGAACAGGCGCTCCAGCAGCAGCAATACGCGGCGATGGAGCAACAGGCGTACTCAGGGGCCAAAGAACAACTGGAGTACATGCGGAACAACTGGCACGGCTTCCGCGAGCATGAAGCCGATGTTAAGGCCGTCATGGAACAGTCGGAACTTTCGCCACAGGACGCCTACCTGTACGTGCTGCACACCAAGATTCTGCCGGGTTCTCAGGCGAAGACTCAAGCTCAGGTCATGGCGAACCTGCAAGCCAAGGCCGGAGCGCAGACCGTGAATCCGGGTGGTGGTGGTGGTGGAAAGACGCCGGACTTTGGAGGCGACTTCAAGAAGGCGTTGGAACACTTCGGCCGCTCCTCACGGTAAGCTGACCGACCCTGGCTCCTGAGACTGAAGGAGCGGGGATATGGCAGACCCCAATGTCGGACAGGTAGTGACGAGCGCCTGGGAAGCCATTGTCAAGGCGGACCCCCAGGACAACATCTTCGAGGACTACTGGCTGCTGGACCGTCTGAAGAACGGCAAGGCATTCCGGGGCTTCGACGGTGGGCGCCTCCTTGAGGTGCATCTGGAATACGCGGTCAACACGACCGTGCAGTCCATGAGCGAACTGGAAACGCTGTCCACGTCTCGCGTGGATGTCTTCGATAGCGCCCAGTACAACTGGAAGATCTACGGCGGCACGGTCAATCAGTCCGAGTATGAGGATGCGGTGAATCAGGGCAGCGGGGGCAAGTTTGACCTGCTGGCCGCGAAGCTCCGCAACCTGAAGAACTCCACGTTCAAGGCGTTCAACGAGGACCTGTTCGGGGACGGCACGGGCAACTCCAGCAAGGACATGCTGGGCCTCGGGGCGATTGTGCCCACCTCGCCGTCGAGCGGGACGGTCGGGGGCATCAACCGCGCGACGTTCTCGTTCTGGCGGTCGATTTCGGCCTCCGGCGCGCAGACCTCCGCGGCCTACGACAACCTCCGGGCGCAGATGCGGTCGGTCTACAACCAGTGTTCGCAGGGGGTCGCGTCGGATCACCCGGACTTTGGGGTGACGGATCGGACCACGTTTGAGGGCTTCGAAGGGCTGCTGCTCGCCAACGAGCGGTTCACGTCGAAGAGCGACGGCGACGGCGGGTTCAAGAACGAGGTCTTGCAGTTCAAGGGCGCGACGCTGGCCTATGACAACGACTGCACCTCGGCCTACCTGTACCTGCTGAACTCCAAGTATCTGGGGCTCGGCTATCTCAAGGGCCGCTGGATGAAGATGTTTGACGCGGTGGACCCGGCGAACCAGGCCACGCGGATCTTCAAAACCCTGACCATCGCTCAGGCGTATACCACGCAGTCGCGGCGGCTCGGCGTGGTCTACAGCATCACCTAGGAAGGAGCGACTGATCATGGCGAACTTCACTGGCGCACAGGTCTACCACGGCAACACGGATACCGTGGAAACGACCCAGCGACATCCGCTGGGCACGGTGGCGAAGGACTCGGACGGCAATGAATACATCTACCTCGATTACAACGAGGCGGTGGTGGCCGGCGAGTGGGTGACGTGGAACTATTCGTATGCTGCCACGGGCATTGCCGCGACCACGCGGGGTCCGGTCGGTGTGGCGATGGCTGCCGCGTCCACCTCGGATCTCTACGGGTGGGCTCAGATCAAGGGTGTCAATACCGCGGCTCTCTGCACGTCAAGCGTGACGACGGCAGATTGCCTGATCACGGCAGCGGCCTCGACGGATATCTCGTGTCCGACCGTGGGCGCGACCACGACTTTCTCGGATCTCACGATCATCGGGGCCACGGCCATGACGGCAGCGTCCACGGCCACGACCACGGTGATTCCGGCATCCTGCACGGTGTATCTGGATCACCCGAAGGTGCTGGGCGCGGCCAGTTCGTAGGAGCGGAGGCGAGGGGTGGCGCTGAAGATTCGATTGGCGGGGGGGCAGATTCCTGCTCCTCCGCCCGTGCTCTACGACCCGCCCGGTCCCGGCCGGGCACGCAAGATCGCCCTAGTGGGGGCGGCTGGCACCGTTGCCTTTACCCCCTGGGACGATCCGAGTTGGGAGATTTGGGCACACGCAAGCGTGCGTCCACTCTGCCGAAGGGTAGACTTGTGGTGGGACCTCCACCCCAAGGAGATCTGGCGGTCAGCGGATAAGCTGAAGAAGGGCTATGTGGAGTGGCTTCAGAAACTCCAAGTGCCCATCTTCATGCAGCAGGCATATGGGGAGATTCCGGCGGCGCTGCGCTACCCGAAAGAGCGGATCATGGCGGAATACCCGTGGCGGTATTTCACCTCACAGACCGCATGGATGATTGCGCTGGCGTTGTCGGAGGGCGTGACGCACCTGGGGTTCTTCGGGATTCACTACCAGATGCAGTCCGAATATGCCCGGCAGCGGGCCGGCTGCGAGTTCTGGATGGGCATCGCGGCGGGGAAGGGCGTCCAACTGGTAATTCCGTCCGGGTGCCCGCTCTTGCATGAGCCGAACGTCCTCTATGGCTATGAGAGCCACAAGGATGGCACCTGGGCGCTGCTGGACAAGTCGAGCATGGCCGGCAAGGCGCTGACCGTGATTTCTCAGCCGGAGTAACGCATGGCTTACAACATCAGACGGCGACGGGTGGCCTACGACAACATCTCGGCGGGCAATCCGGTCGGGAAGGAACGGGTCATCGCCGGCAATGGCGGGACGACCGAGGCGGTGAAGGAGCGGATCAAGTCGTTGACCACACTCCCCACCACGGACATCTACGAGCGGATTGTCTCGGCGTCCACGTCGGCTACGGGCACGACGGCGTATATTGCGGAGCGGTTTACCTCGCACGCCTGATGTCCGCCGTCAACCTTGGGGGCGTGTCCCGCATCGCCATCGTCGGCGGGTCGAATACCCGCACGTTGGCCCCATATGAGGACCGCACTTGGACGATCTGGGCACACGCCTCCGCTTGTCGCGTGATTCCTCGGGCGACGTGCTGGTTCGATCTGCACCGCCCGGTGGTCTGGAGAACACCAAAGCCGTGGCACCCCAATTACCTCCACTGGCTGATGCACCTCCGGCAGCCGATCTACATGCAAGACCGGTATCCACTGGTGCCCAGGAGTATCAGGTATCCGCGGTTGACTGTCGAAGCAGCGTTTCCGGGCGCACCGTTTACCAGTACGTTTGCGTGGATGATGGGACTGGCGCTCGCGGGTGGTGTCACGCAGATTTCGGTGTTCGGCTGCGACTTCCCGCTGCGGGATGAGTATTGGTATCAGCGGCCTGGAGCGATGTGGTGGGTCGGGTTGGCGAGGGGCCGTGGCGTTGAGGTGACGGTCCACGGCGAGTTAGAGCGGGGAGCCTGGGTGTATGGGTATGAAGACCGCCCAGATAGCGCCCCACGGGTAGAGGATGAACATGCCACGACAGAAGGATGAGGTGGACGAGATGGGACAGACCGAGAGCGCGCCGGCCCCGCCGGCTGGAATCGTACTCACGCCGTCGCAGTTTGAGAAGTTGCTGGAGCGGGTGGGCGGATCAGGCGGGAACAGCCTGAACGCTGAGGAACTGGCCAAGGCATTCAACAAGGCGCAGAAGCCGGAGAACCAGTTTCCGCCCCAGGTGACGCCCTACAACCCGATGGGGCAGCGGGACCACCCGGCGCCCATGTTCGTGGCCCGGCGGGTCTACCAGAACAATATCGAGTTGGACCGCGACACGACCAACTGGGAGGAGATTGTGGCCCTGAACCACATCGCCTCCTGTCCGGGTCACTGGACGGTGAAGAAGTCGGACGGGTCGAAAGTCACGATTGAGATCACGCGGAAGATGGGGGCGGATGAGTCCACGCTGGAGGAGATCAACATTCTGATCCCATGCAAGGACGACAACCGCCACAATCATCGGCCACTGATTGACTATCTGACCGATATTCTGACGCAGGCCGGGAAGCCCGAGGCGGTCGAGGAAGTCCTGCGGGTGAAGCGGGAGATGGACGCGCAGCGGGCGAAGAATCGAGCAGGGATTCGGGTCTAGGACTCGACCGGGGCGGGGTTGCTGGCGTCCGGTGTCCACCTCCGCTGAGATGTAGGCGGCTCCGCTCCGGTTTGAGAACGAGGAAATCATGGCTGACCTCACCACGCTGCTCTCCAAGTTTCTGACGAACCTGTGGGCCGGGAACATCACGTCGGCTGTCACGTCGCTTGTGATGCGTACCAGCACCACGGCCGACGACACGCTAAAGATCCAAGCCTACGACGTAGACGGGGCGGGGTACACCAGCCTGGTGACGGCGACGGCGGGGAACACGCCGACGTTGGAGACGGTCGCGCCCCTGTACCTGGGGGGGGCCACCACGTCGGGAATCAAATTGGACGTGGCGGCGAACCAGCTCATCGTCTATCGTGGCAACGGCGCCAACACGGTCTACACGCAGTCGTCCAATTTCATTGCGAGCGACGCCAGCATCACGCCGGCAACCGGAACCGGCCTGACTCCCGGCACGGCCGTGATACGGCAGACCGTCTATGCTGTCACGGTGACGAAGGACGCTTTTGTTGCGGCTGCCACAACGGGGGATGTCACGATTGCCACCTTGCCAGCCAAGACGTTCATCACGCATGTGATTGCCGATGTGACGCAGGCATTTGCTCTGGCGGCGTCAACGCTGGCGATGACATTGGGAAGCGCAGCCGGCGGCAACCAGTATCTCGTTTCATTCAATGCGGGCGGAACGGGTCAGTTCGGCGATGCGGCGGCAGAACTGGGCGCGAGCCTCGCGCCCGCCTCGGCCCCCACGTTGATCGGGGCACTCGGATCGTGGAGTACCACGTCTCCAGTCTCTCTGCGCCTGACCAGCAACAATGCCAATCTCGGCAATGGCGCGGCGACTAGTCTGACGACTGGTAGCGTCACGATTTACTTGACCACCGTGAAAATGCCCTAGTGAGTCGTACATGACATTTCTTCTGGCTGCTCTGACCTCGCTCGCGTTGACGCCGCTCCAGTCCCCAACATGTTCAGCGAATTGTGTGCCCGTCTCAGTGGTGAATCAGATCGTGACAGAGGAGCGGCAGGACTCAACTCCGCTGCGGTTGGTGCTGACGGTGGGGGGGGCTTTGGCCGGAGCCGACTTAGCCCTGTCCATGTATGGTATCGGGTCTGGTCAGGTGCGAGAAGTCAATCCCATGCTCGGATGGGCGCAGGATCACCCCGGATGGTTTGGCGCGATGAAGATGGGCCTCGACACCGGGGTCGTATTGGGTCTGCACCGACTGGGACGGCGGCATCCGAAAGCGGCGTTGTGGTCAGCGATAGGATTCGCGGCCATCAACGCCTATGTAGTAAGCCGAAACGCGCGGACCCTTCAACAGACTGCGGGGCGCGACGATGACCTTCACTGAAATCCAGCAGTCGGTGTTTCGGCGCCTCGGGTTTGCGGATACGCCAGCCACCGAAGTCTCCACCCGCATCAAGGCCTACATCAATGAACAGCAGCGGAAACTGCTGTCCCTGCCGGGGATGGACTATCTGCGGCAGAACGTGACCACGTTCGCGTCGGTGGCCTCGATGCCAGAGTACGCCCTTCCGCCATCGGTGGCCCGCATCGTCGGGATTCGGGACCGCACGAACCAGTTGGTCATTCGCCCACAGTCCTGGCAGTGGTATGCGGAACTCGGCACCGACCCCACGGCAGAAACCGGCCTCTCGGTCGTCTGGGTGCCCCGCGGCTATACGCAAGTCGCGGTGCAGCCTTCCAACGCCTCCAAAATCTACGCGGATTCAACGGCGGCGGGAGACACCAACACGGTCTATATCGAGGGATTCAGAACGGGCGGGTATCCGTTCACGGCCAGCGAGACGATGACCGGGACGACGGCGGTGCAGGTATCGTCCTACTCCGACATCATCAGCCTTACGAAGTTCTATCTGTCGGCGGCGGCGGTGGGCGCCGTCACGCTGAACGAGGATGCCGAGGCTGGCACCGAACTGGCCCGCATCCCCATCGGCAAGCTCTACTCGCGGTACTTCACGATTGCGCTGTGGCCCACCCCGTCTGATGCCGTGACATACACGGTGGATTACATCCGCAATATCGAAGACATGGCGAATGCGACCGATGAACCGTTGATTCCGGCAGATTTCCATTGGCTGCTCGCCACGGGCGCGCGGATGCTGGAATATGAGAAGCAGGACGACCAGCGGTATTCAGTGGCGCAGGCCGAGTGGAACAAGGGCGTCAGCGATCTGAAGTGGTTTGTCACGCAGCAGGCGGCCTCGCAGCGTGGCAAGATCAGCGGCAAGGGCATCGTTACCGATACGACCGTCACGTTTGATTACGGCACGTTCGCATGAGCAACACGCTGACCCACAAGTTCGCCTCGCAGCGGGCCGACAGCAATGCTGGCGGAGTGGTGCAGCCCTCTCATTGGAACGCCGAACATCTGTTCAGCGGGGGGCTTGACGGGCAGACTATGGTGGCAGACGGGTCATCCAGTGATGGCGTGGTCTGGAAATATCCGGGCGGGGCGCCAAATGTCAAAGACTATGGGGCAGTGGGAGATGGCGTACACGACGACACGCTGGCGATCCAGGCGGCCATTGACGATTTGCCGCTGAACACGGCTAATGCCCCCTATTTCTCGCCATCGCTCGCGCCCAACGGAGGACGGCTCATCTTCCCGCGCAGCCCGGACGGGTACAAAATCACCGCCCCGATCCTGTTGAGCCGGGGCGTGATGATCGAGGGAGAAGGGTCAGAATCGACTCGAATCCTCTCGTTTAGCGACTCGGGCGTGTTCGTCTATCAGCCCCCCGATGGCGGCGGGTATGTTCCCGATCTGATTGGCGTGCGTGGCCTCTCGATCTGGCAGGATGCGAGTGTCACCGCCACGAGCGGCGCGGGCGTTTTCATTCGCCCCCCGGTCGGTCCAGACCTGGCCGATGCCAGATCGGTCCGGCTCTACGTCGAGGATGTCATTGTCGAAGGCACTTACTACGGCGTGGCGATAGGGAACACGATTGCCGCCGTGTTGCGGAACATGCTTGTCTCGAAGACCGTTCGACATGGCGTGTACGTGCAGGGTCCGGCTGTTTGGTATGGCAGCATCGTATACGTAGTCGGCTTGCAGGTCGTGTCGAACGGCAACGTCTACGAGTGCATCACGGCTGGCACGACGGCAGCGGCCGGGGGCGTCTCAGGAACAGACTCGGACATCACTGACGGCACCTGTCACTGGAAATACATCTCGGCCCATCAGGCCGGCTCAACGGTCAGCACAGCTCTCTCCTGTGAGAATGTCTATACCTTCCTGAGTCAGACTGGGGATGGTTTCCACCTGGAGGCGGCCGAGTACTGCGCGTTGCGATCCTGCGCGTCTGACAGTCACGCGGGCTTTGGCTATGTCCTGCACCGCTGTGTCGGCACTCACCTCTCGACGTGCGGATCGGAGCAGAACGGCGCCGGGGGGGCGCTTCTCTTTAGACCGCTCTCCACCGTGATCACGGGACTCCGCGTCGTGGAGGGAGCCACGTCAATCGGCTACACCAATCCCTGCACGCGCCACGGGGTCATCTTGCAGTATGCGGAGAACACGGCCCTGCTCGGATGCGTCTTTACGGGCACCGATGGCGTCGAGGGCTATGCGGTCTATATCGTGACGACGGGACCGTGGTTCTCGGTCGGGCAGACGATCAACGGCACCTACTTTGGCGCCAACAGTTCGGCGGAAAGCCTGTCGTTGACGCCCGGACTTGAAGGACTCGGGATCGTCATGACGACGGACACGGCGGCGCCCACAACCGGCTCTTATCTGGCTGGTTCGCGCGTCTTCAACGCGGCGCCCGCAGTCGGGCAACCGAAGGGCTGGATCTGCACCGTCACGGGAACGCCCGGAACATGGGTTAGTGAAGGTGACTTGTAATGCCGCGCAATCAAGACTGGCTGACGATTAGCGATCTGTCCGGGGGACGAAACGGGATTGATCCGCCACTCTTGCTGTCCGACAAACAGGTCACGGCTGCTGTCAATGTGGATTGGTTCAATGCCGGGTTGGCACGGCGGCGAGGAGCCATGACCACGGTGGACCTCACCTGTGCGACGGGTGGGCCGTTCGGGGGCGCCTACATTTCGTGGATGCACCGGCATGTCGGGCCACTGTCTGCGGGCGCAGCCCCGGATGACACGGCGGCACAACTGTGGGCCTGCGACGCACAGGCCACCCCTAAGTTGCTCTACCTACCTAATAGCGGCGGATGGGTTGAGGTCACGGTCAGTGATGCGCTGACGCAGGCCGACACCTACAACATGAACGCCACGTCATTCAACGGAAAGTTGTTCATCTGTGGCAACACAGGTGTTGACCGCTTGCACGTCTGGGATGGAAGTTCCCTGAGACGAGTCGGATTGGCGGCCTCGGCTGTGCCGACCGTGGCCGATACCGGGGCTGGGGCATATCCCGCGACCATTCGCTACTACAAGACCGCCTATACGGTGCAGTCAGGTGGCGTCACGATTCGCAGATCTGAGTTGTCGTCGGCCGTTGCCTTCACACCCAGCGGTGGCGGCACGGCCGCCCGCGTCACCAAGCCGACGGCGCTGTCTGAAGGCGAGACGCATTGGGAACTCTATGGCTCCCCCGACGGCAATCTCTATTACCTGCTCGCCACGACGGTGGTCGCCACGACGACCTATGACGATTCAGCGGCTCCCTCTGCCTATTCGGGAACCGCCCCGCCCTCGGTCGGATTTAATATCGTGCCGACCAGTTGGCGGTACATCACGTCCGACGACACACGGCTACTCGGGGCTGGCGGGTGGGAAAGTGGCGCGAAGAACAATCGGGTCTATTTCACGCCCGTGCTGGGCACCAGCGACATTGGCGATGACGAGCGCGTACCCAACACCTCGACCCTCAAGAACTATATCGACATTGGCGAGAACGATGGCGGGGCCATCACGGGCCTCTATGCCACACTCGGCGGTCTGATTCTGGTCTTCAAGCGTCGGCAAACGTGGAAACTGACGGCGACCGGCAATGCGGGCACACCCTATCGGGCCACCCGGCTCAGCCGCACCATTGGCTGCATCTCGCACCGCACCATTGTGGAGGCGGAAGACGACAACGGTGCCCCGGCGCTCTACTGGCTCTCCGACAAGGGACCCTATCGCCTCACCGAGACTGGACTAGAATACTTGGGTCGTCCGATTGAGGATCTATGGGCCAATGTCAACACCGATGGGTTGTCGGCGGGACTTTACCCGTCTGCCTGTTACTACGGGGCCAAGCATCAGGTCTGGTTCGGGGTTTCCGATACGGCTAATCCGCTCTTGATCTATCACACGCGCAGCGGAGGCTGGTCGGTCTATACCCATGACATTCTCGGGGCAGCCGCGAGCGTCTCGGCCCTGTGTGCGTTCCAGTCCACGGTGGGCGCAAGCTCTGTATCTGGTGAGTTGAAGCCCTATGTGGCGGTTGGAGACGGGCAGGCCGCACATCGGGGACTTCGACTGGCAGAGGGTCACGATCACGGCGAGACGTTCCGGGCATATATCACCACGAAGCCATATGTCATCTCTGGCATCGGCCAGTATGGCGGCGTGGGGCAGCCGATCTTGGTGGGGGTGCCGGCCACAGGCGTAACCATCACGCTCGGCATGGTGCGGGACTTCGGGCTAGAGACGCGCACCTCCACGGCGCTCTTGACTGCGGCGGCTAGTGAGTCCCGCGTGTTCCGCAAATGTGAAGCGGGGGACATGGCACAGGCCACGGCAGTACAATTTACCTTGGGGGATGCCTCGAAGGTGGACGTGACGACGTGGCGGCTTGATGCCATTGCCCTGCCTCTCCATGCGGAGGGCACCCGATGAATCTGCCGAATGTTGACACCGAACTTACTGCCTCGATTCAGGCGGGGTTCTCGGCCCAACATGCGGAGGATGGGACCCATGCGGCGGTGACGTGTACGAGTCTGGTGGATAGCGGGGCCGCGCGGATCACGTCGGTTGTGACGACCCCGGCATTCTCCGCCAACACAAACAACTGGAATCCGGTGGGTCTGAACACGGCTCGCATCATTCGCCTCACGACAGACGGATCGGGGGCCAAGAATCTCACGGGGATCTATGCCACCTCGACCGACGCAGGGCGATTGCTCACCCTGATCAATGTGGGGTCTGACAACGTAATCCTGGCGCACGAAAATACCGGGAGTCATCCCGCCTATCGTTTCACGAACCCTGGGGCGGCGGCGGTGACGCTCAATGCGGGTGATTGCGCGACGGTCTGGTATGACGCCACGTCGGCTCGATGGCGTCCGATTGGCGCGGCATTGTAGGGGGCTCATATGATTGATCCAATGGAACAGATGCGGCGTCAGGCGCTCATGGATCAGATGGCGCCGTCGCAGCCAGTCCCCGGTCCTGCCGTCCAGCAGCCGATGGGCCAGCCTATTGCGGAGCCGGGTGGGGTGACGGGAAACCTCGCGCCTCCAGCCGTTGACACCATGCCCGCCGCCCCGCCGGCTCCGCTTGCCCCCATCGCGCAGCCTCCGGCACAGGGCCAGTATCGGAACCAACTGGAGGGCTTTGACGCCGCGAAGCTGGCGGACCCTTCGCACAACAGCCCGAAGTATGTGTTCGCCAAGTACGCCCAGAACTACAACGTCTCCGACCCGTCGCAGCGCGAGGCCCTGTTGAAGGATTTGCAGAATGACCCATCGGGGTATTTCAAGCAGGCATCATTTGGGGGCGGCAAGGGCGACAAGCTCATCGTGGGCGGCCAACTGGATCCGAAGTTTGAGGGCATCAACACCTTTGATG